TGATCGCGGCCAACGATATGCACATCACATCGGCCACCAGTGCCGTGACTATCGGCGGAACACCAGCAGCCAACACGCCGATTCAATTCACCATCTACCGCGATGTCTCGGATGCCGCCGACACCCTCGCCGTGGACGCCCGCCTGCTCGGCGTGGAGATTCTATTTAACTGACTATGAGGGCGCGGCATCGGCATTTAAACTTCAAGGACGCTGGCGCAGTCATTCACGTTGATTCACGCTTTATTAGCGGCTTGAGCAACAATGATGAAGTTACGTCTTGGAGTAACCGCGCAGCCGCCAACGATGCTGGGGCAATTTCTGGCGTGGCAACACCAAATTACATTACAGGGCAGCTCGCGGGCCAGCCGACAGTGCGTTTTGCCAACCTTGATGTTTTGCGTTTTGCAAGTGCTCCTGCGTCATTTTCTGCTGCGACTGTCATTTGTGCAGCAAAGCCGATAAGCGCATTAAGTAACGACAATAGCATTTTCTATTACGGAAATTCTCAAGATTTTGCCCCAAATTTCAACTGGGTTGGTGTTGGCAAAAACTTTGGATCGGCAAAGTGGGTTAGCGGCAACTACAATAACCCAACCGATAGATCGGTTGTTAGTTCTGCAAACTACGACACGACGGCTCGTATTGCGACTGGCGTCACTAATGACGGCGGAACTAATCGTCTTTTTTTGAGCGGCAGCTCGGATGGAACGGCGGTTTCCGTAGCCATCAGTATTAACGCAAGCGCATTGCCCATTATGGGACGACGAGGAGGCAACAACGTTGGTTACCTAAACGCTGACGTATACTCGGTTGCCCTGCTACCCGATGCCGTAACGCCGTCCCAGCGCAAACGCCTTGAGCATTCATCAGCCTACTCCTTCAAAATCTCCTGCAACTAACCGCCATGACGCACCTTCGCTACGACAACCAGACCCGCACCGAAACGGACGAGACGGTCATCGCCACGCTCGTCCGCAAGGGGTGGGAAGTGTTTACGCCGGAGCCTGTGGTCGAGGTGCCGCTGAGTGTCACCGCCGAAGAACACCTCCGCAGTGTCGGCCTCGCAGGCGACCGCCAGCCCACACTTTTGTATCTGCGCCAGTCCCTCACCGCCGCAGGCAAAACCTGCGCCGAGCTGGACGCCGTCGAAGCCTACTTGCAGCAGATCCTCACCATGTTCGCCGCCAATCCGGCGCCGCGTAACGACTGGCCGAATCCCAGCGTCACTTTTGAAGCCGCCGTGCAGTCCGCCATGCAGGCCCTCAACTCCTAATGTCCCTCAACTCTCAACCCTCAACTCTCAACTGACAAAATGCGCACCGTCACCTTACAAAGCATTTTGTTACGCGCATGGCAACGCGCCGGTAACGATGGCAGCGACATAGCTAACATCCCATCCGGCGCAAGAACCATGATGACCGCCGCCGCCAACGAGCGCATCGCGGATTGTTGGGAATGGGCCGATTGGCCTGAGCTTATGCGCGTCGAGAGCCGCACCGTGCAGGGCGATGCCACCAACGGCTATTACATCGACTATGAGCAAGTCGGCCAGACCGCCATGGGAGAGGTCTTTGGCGTCCTAAGAGACAACCCTGCAACCCACGCCGCGCCCCGCGCCATTGGCTTTACGCTCCTTGGAGATGCCATTCGCTTCCCCGAAGACACCGACCTGCCAACTAGCGTCTACGTCAACTACCGCATCCGCCCGACCGAATACTCCGCAAGCAACCTCTCGGCGACAGTGCCCAGCGTCATCGCAAAAGCAGTTGGTCTGATGCTGAGTGCAGATTTGCTCCAAGAGGACGGACAGACCGACAAAGCACTCGCCATGGAACAGATGGCCGAGTCCGAGCTGATTAGCCAGCGCGACAAATATTACTTCCAACAGGGCCAACCCTCCATGTGGACGGCCCGCGTCAACCAATACTAATCCTATGAACCCTAACGTCAGAACAACGAACAAAGCTAACGGCGTCCGCCTCATCTCCGACACCACGGCCGTCACCGGAACATTCAGCGTTGTCGAAAGCCTCGACGCTGCGACCAAGTTCCACACGCTCGCGGGCAATCAGACCAACGTGGCGAACACGACAGGAGCCAGTGCCTATGCGTTTCCGGTCGGCACCGCCATCGAAGGCAACTTCACCGAGATCAAGCTGCACGCAGGAGCTGTGCTTGCCTACTTGAAGTAACGCATCTGAGGAGCCGCGCGATGAGCCTGTCGTATTTTCATCACAACATGAGCACCACCGAGAAGGGTGTGCTTGGAACGGTTACTAGCATCGGCTCAAGCGTCTTCTCAATGCTCCCTCACCTAGAAACAACCCTGCGAGTCGCCGGTCTGTGTGTCGGTCTGGCCGTAGGCATCGTCACCTTAATTTCGGTCCTTCACGACCTCCGCAAAAAACAGAAGCAAAAATAATATGAGAAACTGGAAAACAACCCTGCTCGGAATCCTCACAATCATCGTGGCTGTCGCTTCGGCGGCGAAGAGTTTTCTCGCCACCGGATCGGTGCCTGACATCGCAACCCTGACAACGGCGGTGCTCGCCGGTTGGGGATTGGTCATGGCCAAAGACAACAACGCCCGCCTCTGACTCCATGCCCGCCCGCGTCACAAAAGCCATTGCAGTTGCGATCCTCGCCGTGAGCTGGGCTGCTCTTGCGGGTGGTTGCGTCACGGTCGGCTATGACTTTGTGAAGCAGCAAGCAACCGTGACCGTCACGCCGAGCACCAAAGGCTACGCTAAGTAAGCGCATGTGGACGTGGATCAAGAATCTGTTTGGCAAAAAGTCCGCGACTGGCCCAGCGCCAGCCTCGCCGAGCTTGCCATTAGAATCCACAACCGTCTCCACACCCGCCGCGAGCAAAGTCTACGACGAGCGCAGGCTGAACACCCCAAACAAAAGCGGACGCCCCATCACGCCGACCATGATCGTGTTGCACCACACCAGCGGTAGCTACAACGGCTCCGTCTCTTGGTGCATGAACCCCGAAAGCAAAGTGTCCTACCACGTCATCATCGCCAGAAACGGCAACCGCACTGTCCTCGCCGACGACACGGCCCGCTGCTGGCATGCAGGCATCAGCTCATGGCAAGGCGTGCCCGACTGCAACAGCTACAGCCTCGGCGTGGCATGGGACGGCAACACCTACGAAGACCCGCTCGGTGAGGCAGCGATGGACAGCGCCATCCAATACATCGTGCCCCGCATGAAGCGCTGGCACATCCCGATGTCCCGCATCGTCACGCACCAGCAAATCGCCCCCAATCGCAAGAACGACATCTCTCCCGCCGACGCGGCGCGGTTCAAAAGCAGACTCAAGGCAGCACTTAACTAATGGCATTAGAGAGTCCAGTGCAACGCGACGGCGACAACGGCTTCATCGGCTTCGCCAGCCGCTTGAACCCGCTGACCCTTCCCGCAGGCATGCTGCAAGACAGCGTCAACATGCGCTTGGATCGCGGCGTCGCCCAGACCCGCAAGGGCAGCAAGCGCCTCACCGACACCATCGGCACGACCGGCGCCCCGCTCACGCTCGACTTCACCCTCGGCACCGACAGGACCGTCACCTCAATCACCCGCGCCTCAACCACCGCGACAGTTACGGCCACCGCCCACGGCTTTACGACTGGCGACCAAGTGAACATTCGCGGCGCCGCTGAGACCGACTACAACGGCGACTTCATCGTCACCGTCACGGACGCCAACACTTTCACCTACACCGTGAGCGGCAGCCCCGCGACACCGGCCACCGGCACCATCATCGCCAACAACGGCCCCGAAGTCCGCGACAGCTACGAGGGCGGACTCTACGCGGCCGGTGTCTTCGCCAGCCAGAACTACGACAGCGCCAACGAATTTATCGTGCTCGCCGGAAGTGACAGCGCCACGCTTTACCGCCAAGGCCAGTCGCCGGTGGTCAAAAACTACCCGAATACGCCGCAAGAGCGCATCGAAGGCACCGACACCGTCAGCGTGCTGCAAGCCTTTGATCGCTTGTATATCCTCCGCGAAGCCTCCCGCACCGCCACCGGCTACGAGGAAAAGCTGACAACAGCCTCCGGCATCACCGTTTCCTCGACGACGGCCACGGTCAACGTGAACGCCCACGGCTATCCCGAAGGAGCCACCGTTCGCATCGAAGGCTCTACAACGCCCGCCTTTGACGGCCATGAGTTCCGAGTGCTCGGCACCAACCTTAATACCAACTCCTTTGAGATTACCGTTCCATCCGGCACCGCCACGCACGCCGCCGCGACCATCAAAGTCCGCCGAGTAAAGCCGCCTTTATTTTGGGATGGTGGCAGCGGCAACTTCGTCCGCGCCACCGCAGGCGTGCCAGCGGAAGGCGTCACCTACACCCGCATGCCCTCGGTTGGCTGGGCGGCCTACCACAACAACCGGCTTTGGTTCGCCAAAAACCGCGACACCGTGGCGATCTCGGATGTGCTAGACCCAGATTTATACGACCCGTTCTTCAACAGCTTCCGCGCAGGCGCAGGCGGCGATGACCGCATTGTCGCCGTGCATCCATGGGTCGAAGGCCAAGCCCTCGTTTTCTGTAGGAAGTCCATCTGGCTCGCCACACTCAATCAATTCGCCTCAACCGATGGCAGCGACTTCAGCGTAGACACTCCGGTCTCGCAACTCACGCTCCTCACTAATGAGATCGGATGCAGCGCCCGCAACACCATTGTCACCGCCGGTAACTTTGTCTTCTTCCTCTCGGACGCCGGTATCTACCGCCTAGACCGCGCCCTCGACCTCAAGGTTCGCGGCGACACCAAGCCTCTCTCAGAGCCTATCGCCGATTTGTTCAGCCAAGTCGTCCAGTCCCGCGTAGAGAAGTCCGCCTTCGGCATCTGGCACAGCAATCGCTACTTGGTCGCGCTGCCCACCAGCGCCGACCCGCTCGATGGCAACCAGTTGGTGGTTGCTTGGAACGCCTTAACGGACACATGGGAATACCGCGACATCTATCCGAGCAGCGCATCGGTCAACCAGATCCTTGTCGGCACATACGACAATCAGCGCCGTGTCTTCTCGGTGCCGCGCTCCGGCAACCTCTACCTGCTAGAGCAAGAGGACACAGCACTGGACGACAACGCAGTCAACGCGGGCACAAGCCCCATCACCGGCAGCATCCGGACCCGCCGCTACGATTTCGGCGACATGCACAGCAAGCGGTTCCTCCGCACGATTGCCGATGTCGTCATTCCGGCGGGCGCCAGCGTCACAACCAAGATCAGCACGATCAACCCCGACACCGAAACCATCGTCGGCACGCTAACCAACGCCGCCGCTGGACCGGAGGACTACAATATGAAGACGCCGGTGCGCTACAAAGCGCACAGCGCCGAAGTCATTTACGAAACCTCCGGAGGGCGGCCGGAAATCAGATCCGCCAGCATCGAGGCATCGCCCAAATCGTTGCCTCCGACCGAAACCCGATCAGCAGCATAAAATATGGCATCCTACGGCTACACATTCACATCTGGCGACACTGTCACGCCAACCAAACTCAACAACGCCCGCACCGTCAGCGAGATCGTCAATGCTGACATCGCAGGCGCAGCTAACATCGCTGGAAGCAAGCTAGAAGACGGCGCCATCACAAACGCCAAAGTCAACGCCTCGGCGGCTATCGCTCACACCAAGCTGGCCAACATCACGGCCGGTCAGGTTCTGTTGGGCAACGCAAGCAATGTGCCGACAGCCACGGCCTTGAGTGGCGATGTCACGGTCAACAGCTCTGGTGTCACAGCAATCAGCTCTGGCGTCATTGTTAATGCGGATGTCAATGCGGCGGCGGCAATTTCCTTGAGCAAGCTGGCAACTGGCGCACTACCAGCCGCCATCACTGTTGCTTCAGCAAACTTGGTGGACGGAACCATCGTGAACGCTGACATCAATGCAGCGGCGGCCATTGATCTCAGTAAGTTGGCCACTGGGGCGCTTCCCTCCGCAATCACTGTCGCCTCTGCCAACTTGGTTGATGGCACGATTGTCAATGCGGACATCAACGCATCGGCAGCTATTGCAGATACCAAGCTGGCTACAATCTCGACGGCCGGAAAAGTCTCGAACTCTGCAACTACAGCGACCAACGCGAACACGGCCAATGCCATTGTGGCGCGTGATGCCAGCGGCAATTTCTCGGCTGGAACCATAACGGCCAACCTCACCGGCACCGCCAGTGCCATCGCTAACGGCAGCGTCAGCACGGCGAAGATTGTGGACGCGAACGTGACCAACGCCAAGCTCGCCAGCGACATCGACGCCAGCAAGCTCACGACCGGCACGCTGCCGATTGCGCGGATCGCCGACGATGCCGTCACCGACGCCAAGCTCTCCCTCGCCGCCAACGCTGGTGAAATCAAAAAGGCGCTCAACGCCGACAACTCGCCGCCGATCTTTGCGTGCAGGGCTTGGGTGAATTTTGATGGGACAACCGTAACCAATGTCGGCGGTGAGGACCGCTGCACAATTCGACAAAGCGGCAATGTTGCTAAAGTTGTTCGCAATGCCACCGCCGATTACACCATAACATTCACCACGGCCATGCCAGACGTAGACTACTGTGTAGTTGCTGCAAGCAGAACAAGCACGGCAACAGCAAAAGGTTTTTGCAGTCCAGTAACATATAATACCGCTGATGTAAGAATTTTGGCGTCAGGAGAAATTTCAAGTGGCGGATTAAACTATATCGGCGCAAACAGTAACGTGAATCATAGCATAGTAAATGTCGCCATCTTCCGATGACCCCATGGCAAAAGGCAAAACACTGGTGGGACAACCACAGCACGCAGGACTTCTGGGAAGCAGTCGGGGAGCATCTGTCGGCGGGCTATGTATGGAACTCGCCGGAATGCTTCATGCTGGCTCGCGCTGTGCGATGGAATGCGGAGGAGCAACAATTTGAACTCGGGGAGCCTAACTGTTGGTTCGTCACTCTGGCTGCTGGCGCTGCTGGCACAAACCCTGTGCGGGGGTGCCTTCGCGTGGCTCCGCATCCGCAACAGTATGCGGCATGGTGCCGCAGGGGGAGCTTGGAGCCGCGAGTCTACGATTGGGAGAAACTAATTAGCAAAACAGGAGGACAATAATATGGGATCAGGACCATCAATGCCAGCGCCACAACCAGTGCCAGCCGCACCGGCGCCGATTGATTACGATAAAATGGCCGCCGCGTCGATTCGCGTGGCTCAAGCGCAAACCCGCGAGGAAGAAGCGGCGATCAAGCGGCTATACCCTGAGTATATCCGCATGCAGTTCGGCACAGCGGACCAGCTCTTGCGCAACCTCGACAACCAATACTCCCAGTTTGCCCGCCAGACCATCCTCGATGAGATGGGCCGCGACATGGGGCCGAGCGCACTGGAGAACCAGATGCGCGGGCTTGGCGCCAGCGCCATGTCTTACCGGCCGGATCAAATCTCCGCGCCGACCAACATCCGTAACGTGCGCGCCAATCTGGCCAACGCCGCGCAGATGGGTCCGGCGCGTGACGTTCGCGGAGCCAATGCCCAGCGCGTTGGCGATGTCCGCGCCCGCGAGGTCGGCGCCGGTGCCCTCGGCCAGTCGCTAGTCGGCGAGGCCATGAATCGTGTGGCCAGCGGCGGACGGCTCTCTGCCGAGGCCAGCCGCGATGCCGTGCAGTCGGCCCGCGCCGGTATGGCTGCGCGCGGCATGGCAACCGGAAGCGCCGGTCTCGCGGCCGAGCTGCTGAACCGCGACCGTTACTCCCGCCAGCGCAACATGGAGGACTTGTCCTTCGCGCAAAACGTGCAGAACGCCGACATTCAGCGCCAGATGGCAGGAGCGGAGATGGCGCTGCAAGCCGACCGAGGCAACCAAGCGCTCGCCGGTCAGATGTCCCTCGCCGACCAAGCGGCGATGATGGACGCACAGCGGCTCAACCAAGCGAGCGACCTGACGCGCGGCCAGACGGACGCCCAGTTCGCCCAGCAGACCTCTCTCGCCAACCAAGCGGCACGCATGGATGCGCAGCGCCTCAACCAAGTGCGCGACACGACGCTCGGTCAGTTCCTGCTCAACGCGCAGATGGCGA